TACGGAACAGAACAAGAGATATTAAAAATAATAAATAGGGAGATCGAAAGATGCAAGGAAGAAAATCAGGTTATTTTTTAGTTTATAGAGATGTTTGGAAACATAAAGTTTTCAGAAATCTAATTGAGTCTAGTGTGTGGCTATATATGATAAGTTCAGCTTCACACCAAGATAAGACTCTTAATTTTTTAAATAGTAGAATATTTGTTAAACGAGGAGAGTTAATATTTCCTGTAAGAAAAAATGGTACTTTTTGGAAAATGACTTACTCTGAAATGCGTACTTTTATACTTAGATTGAAAAGACGAGGTATGATTACGACAAGACTCGCCCAGCTTACGCCCACCTCTAACCACCCTAGACGAAATATTACGATTATAAGTGTTATAAACTACGACAAATTTCAGTATGTGGATAACGAGCAACCAGCTTTCGCCCAGCTATCGCCTCTGACTAATACACAAGATACTAATAAACAATATACTAAATACTATATCAAAAATAAGTCTAGCAAAGACATAGTATATACAGGTAATCAATATGGAGATTATTCAGAAATTAAGACAGATGGTAAAATTAAGTGGAAACATAAGTTCTTAGATAAGCCATTAAAAGACAAATTATGATTAGTCTATTAAGAATCTTTAAATATGTCAGAAAAAGACTTATAAGGTTATCATTGGAAAATCGAAGATTAAAATTACAAATAAAACTTTTGATTGAAGCAAGTAATAATAGAAAGCATTAATGGTAAGAAGAAAAAAATCACAATATAGACACATTGTTATTGATAAAAAAAAATACTACTTCTACTCAATTAAATGGCTTGATATTTTAGGAGATGCCGGACACGCAGACAGCAAAGAATTTAAACAGATGCAACCAGCACAAATGGTATCACAAGCTTATGTTTTTAGTAAAGACAACAAACTATTAAGAACATTTGCAAGTTATGACGAAAATGAGGCAGTATTTTCAGATCGTAATGTGTTTCCAATAGGTGTAATTAAAACAATGGAGAAAATAAAACTATGAATAAAAAAACAGCATTCACATTTAAACTTCTAAACTTACTTAAAAAGTGTCGAGAAAAAGGCAAGTATGACTTATCTATGAAGCTAATTAAAAAATATAACATAGACAAAGTTAAACTAGAAGAAGCTTATTACGATTAAGACTAAGGTTTTTATTCTTGATTAAATAAGGTATAAATTAGGCAAATGAAAAGCGACAAAAATAAGACAACTAAGGCAGAAAAAAAGCAAACTGTTGGCAGACCCAAAAAGGACATTGATTTAGATATACTTGGAAACCTAGCTTCTATTGGTTGTACTCAAGAAGAAATAGGTGGTGTTATGGGAATATCAGCTAGAACACTACAAAGAAATTATGCCGAAATTATCGAGGTTAATAAAAACAAGGGTAGAGCATCTTTGAGAAAAAAGATGTGGGAGAACGCAATCAAAAGAGGTAATCCGAATATGATGATTTGGCTATCTAAGAACGAACTTAATATGAGAGATAAAGTTGAGACTCAAAGTATTGTTGAACCCTTACCGTTGATTATAGAAGCTGAAGTAGATGGCTAAAAAAAAAGGTTTATACGGAATTAGCAATTATGTTAAAAACAATCCTCGTAAAAGACCGGGAAGACACGCAAAATCATATTCTAAATCTGTTCCAGCTAGGAAAAAATATCGTGGTCAAGGTAGGTAGTATAATGTTAATATTATGTTTAACCTCTTGTAGTAAAGATTTAAGTTTCGACCCAGCTACAACAGTTGGTAATCAATTTATAAAAGTTATAGTAAATGAAAAAAAGAAGTAGTTTTTATCCCAATGGGGAGTTTATTCCTTACCAAATGCCACAAGATTTTAAACCATCTCAAGGTAGAGGTAGCTGCGGTAATTGTGGACTCTACTCACAGAAGCACAATTTTTGTGGTGTATGGAGAACTAAAGGAGTCAAAGACACTTATGTTTGTAGTAAGTGGAGACAAAGACATTTTAAAAGATAATGAAACCTATAATGATTACACTAATGTATCTTACATTTGGTGGAGATATAAAGCTTGATACATTTGAAATACACGACAGTTGTAGTAGTTGGTTTCACATTAACGTAAAAACAGAAGAAAACAAAAAAAGAAAGTTATTTTCTAGTTTAGAGTATCATGTTTATAAAGATAAGAGAGTTATTGGATATGTTTGTGGTGGAGATGAACCAAGATGACTTATAGACCTTTACCTAAATCCTTAACAATCAAAGCTAGTGGCATAGAGGGATTAGGGTTATTTGCTACACAGGATATTAAAGCTGGTACTCAATTAGGTGTTACTCATATAATAATAAGTGATGATATTATAAGACTCCCTTTGGGTGGATTCATTAATCATACAGATAATCCTAATTGTGTGAGAATAGATGTCGCTAATAAATCTTATTTACACACTATAAAAGACATCAAGCAAGACGAAGAACTCACTTTAAAATATACAATATATAAAGTTTAATCCTTAAAACTTTTGTGATAAAAGTTATTTATGGCAAAGTACAAAGGCAGAACAGTTAAACTTGGCAAACCATCTCGTGGAGATGTAAAGAAGTTTAAAGTATTTGTTAAGAATAGAAGAACAGGTAGAGTACAAAAAGTGAACTTTGGTAGTAAAACAATGTCTATCAAGAAGAATATACCAGCTAGACAAAAGAGTTTCTTTGCTAGATTCAGACCAATACTTGCTAAAGTAAAAGGTCAGAAGAATTTAAGCCCGGCTTATTGGGCAATACAAAGTTGGAAAAAAGGATTTAAGATATGAAGAAAATTATAGAGTACATTAGAAAGATTATAAACTGGATATTAAAAGGATATGAATAAGAAACCAAAAAGTAAATTTGAATATTTAAAAAAGAATATTGTAATCATACCTGTTATAGGTGCAATATTAGCTGGAACAGTTACTTCAGTTAGATATGTTTTTACCATGACAGATACTATTAAAGTTAATAAAGAAATACTTGAAAGTGTTACTAGAGATATGGATATGCAAAAAGAAATGATGAATGATTTAAAACAAAGATTAGCAAGAGCAGAGGCAACGTGGGATATGGCAGAAAATATTTTTCAAACATTAAGCGATCAGGTAAGGCAACATGAATACGATATTAAAGACCTTAACAGGTAATACATTTTGGATATTATTCTTTTTGTTTGTAGCAACATCAGTACAAGCAAGAAACGAGTATTTAAACAACGGAACTAACACTTGTAATCAAGGTAGTTGGGAAGCATACAACGATTATACTCAAAGAGATTATAAGACAGGAACATCAGACGAGTGGATTGAAAATAGAGTAGGCATGAGATACCGAAAAAATTTAGGAACTGCTTGTAGTGATGAGTTTATTGCAGAACAAGAGAAACAATTAAAACTAAAGACTCAAATGGAACTAATTAAATCTTGTAGAAGTGTTCCAAGAATAAGCCCACCACCACCAGCATTTGCAGAACTGATTGGTGCTTGTTTAGAATTAGGAGTAATGAAAGTTAGTGAATTTGAAAAAAGAGATAATAGTATAAGTTATTGGATTGTGTTAAAAGATAAATGGAAACAAGATAATCCTGATAGACCTATATTTGAGGAGAACTAATGAAAGTATCAGAAAACACATCAGTTGCTATGCCAATTAAAAATATGATTGGTATTGTAGTAGTAGTAGCTATGGGTGTCTTTGCATATACAGAAGTTACAGCTAGACTTACATCTTTAGAAACATCAAGAGAACTATTCCAAGCTGATTTACTTAAAAAGTCAGAACAGAAACCAACTGACCAAGAACAGTTTATGTTAATAGAGTCTTTATTTGAAGATGTAGAAAAATTAATTAAAAACCAAGAACAGAATATGACTAACAAAGTTAATATAGAATTTCTTAAAACACAGTTAGAAAAAGCATTAGCTGATGTAGAGAATCTTAAAGACAAAGTAAGAAAGAATGGAAACGGACACTAATGATTGAAACAGTTGTAGCAATAGCTTTATTAATGTTTGTAGGCGGAGAAATTAAAGAACATAGAATACAAGTTTCTATGTCAGAGTGTTTAAAAGGCAAAAGAGAAGCTAGTCGTAATATTTCAAAAAATATAGAGTTTAAATGTATTAAATCTAAAGTAGAACTTGAAACAAATATTGATGGTTCTAAATCAATTAAGAAAATAATCTTAGACTAAAGGAATTATGGGTAGGACAAATGACAGATTGGGTGTTAAAAAAACTAGAGATTACGTTATCCAAAATATCTTTATGGATATGGAAAAAGAGAGTCAAAAAAAAATATTATAAAAGGAAATAATGGTTTATACGTTAGTAATGAAAATCTGTTCTGCTGTTGCGTTATCTTGTTCGAGTCCAATAAATATTAATAGTTTTAATAACCATTATGATTGTGCTATCAAAGGGTATGAAATCAGCAAACAGATAATACAAGATATAGGTAAAATAGAGGTAGAAACAGACAAGATTGTTATAAATTTTGGTTGCTATGAAAATCAAACTAACAAAACCCCAATACGAAGTTAGTTCGTGTAAAAAAAGATTTAGAGTCTTAATATCAGGAAGAAGATTTGGTAAAACATATCTTTGTATAACCGAGATGATGAAATACGCATCTAAGCCAAATCAGAAAATATGGTATGTAGCACCAACATTTAAAATGGCTAAAGAGATAGCTTGGTCAAATCTTAAAGAAATGCTCAATCAATTTAATTGGATTGACGAGATTAACGAAACAACAATGTCTATTAGAATAAAAAAATCTAATAGTGTTATTTCTTTAAAAGGTGCTGATAATTATGATGCTTTAAGAGGGAGTGGATTAAACTTTTTAATATTAGATGAGTTTGCAGATATAGATAAAAAAGCTTGGTTTGAAGTATTAAGAGCATCTGTTTCTGATACACTTGGAGATGTATTAATGTGTGGAACTCCTAAAGGTTATGGTAATTGGAGTTATGAGATGTATCTTAAAGGTAAGCAAGATAATAATTGGGGAAGCTATCAATATACTACTGTTCAAGGTGGTATGGTTTCTAAAGAAGAAATAGAACAAGCTAAATTAGATATTGACATAAGAACATTTAGACAAGAGTTTGAGGGTACATTTGAAAATTATGCTGGTAGTGTTTATTATAACTTCCACCCTGTTGATTCAGTAATAGATCGTAAAATAGATTGGGAAAGACCTTTACATATAGGAATGGATTTCAATGTTGACCCAATGTCAGCTTGTGTAACACAAATAGAAAAAGATAAGATATATGCAGTAGATGAAATTATTATTTACTCGAGTAATACTGATGAAATGTGCCAAGAGATAAGAGATAGATATGGTTCTAAAGCACAAATTTTTATATATCCTGACCCAGCTTCAAGACAAAGAAAGACATCTGCTGGTGGTAGAACTGATTTATCCATATTACAAAATGCTGGTTTTAAAGTTAAGGTAAAACATAAACACCCATCAATACGAGATAGAGTCAATGCTGTTAATGCTAAGTTAAAAGATTCTAAAGGTGTTAGACATATTTTTGTTTCAAAATCTTGTAAAACAATGATAAAAGGTTTACAAAGACAGATATACAAGGAAAACACAAATA